TGTGCGGCCTGTGATTTGAACGAACGCTTGCGGGTTACGGTCAAATGTTTCTGGGTTGCCTTCAAAGTCGTCAAGCGTTTCGAAGCCAAGGTCTTGAACCTCATCGAAATCGTAGCCCATCTTCACAAGATCAGACACGGTAACGTAACGGCGGTGGGCTACAAACTCGGCTGTCTCGATAGAACGCGCACGGCGGTCAATCAAAAACTCTTCGGGCGGTACGGACTGGACGCGCAGGCGGCCCTTCTCTGTTGTGCGGACAACCGTGCAATCGTAGGTCGCAGGCTGGGTTTGGCCCATCATGCCCATCGGCGTTTCGACCATCGTCTCGCCGTAGGTAATCTCTACGTCCTTAACTTCGATATTGGCATCGGCCTGAAGTACCGAGAAGGTAGCCTCGTCCAGACCCGTGAAGTAGTGGGTTGTGACATCTTTCTCGGTATCCCACCAGACTTTCATGATACCGTTCTTACGGATCAGGGCATCCTTGAATGTGGAGTAGCATTCGCTGAATAGGTTGTTATCGCGTGTCAGGCAGTAGTTGACGTAATCCGTCGCTTGCTGCGCGGTGGCCACATCTTCCGGGCCGTTCGGCGCAAACTCGACGACGTTGCTTGCCGCGAAAAATACCTTCATGATCGACGGCATCATGGCCTGTACAGTATCCCGTACATCCATTGACATCGCCTGCGACCGGCCTTCCTCTTCGTTGCCGAAAGGTTCGCCCTTATAGTACTGGCCTGCAAGCGCACGCTGCGGGCTGATGTCGTCGTCAATATAGGATTGCGCGTCGTCGATCTCGGCGATTACGATGTTCTGAAGTTCTTCTTCAGATATAGGCTCTTCGACCTGCTCGTCTTCCGTCTCTGGTTCTTCAATGGAAATCTCTGTGCCATCGGGAAGTTCCATAGAAGTTTCATCGGACATATCTTCGCTGTCGTCGTTTTCCGAGTTGGCGTTGGGAACCCCGGTGTCCTGATACATACCTTGGTTCTTAGCCATGTCGGCCTTACTCGGCTTACGGTTATTGCGATACGCCATATTTTAGCCTTACTTCTTTTTGGACTTGCCAGCTTCGGACAGGGCAATAGCTATAGCCTGTTTGCGCGATTTAGCCAAGGGAGCCTTTGCCGGGCCTTTAGGGTTTACGCCGGCGTGCAAAGTGCCGCGCTTAAATTCGCCCATGACCTTAGCTACTTTCTTGTCGGCCTTAGTAGGTTTCTTCATATTGTTTTAGGCTCCTATGCCCACATTCTATACGGCACTGGCGGGTCAACGCTGAGCGGCGTCAGCAAAGCCAACTGATCCTCGTCGAAATCGCCGCGAAGGTTGGTGTGCCAGTCGGGATAATATTCCTCGATAGGTTCGCCCTCTTCGTCATAGCCAATGATTTTCGTGAATGGGCCGATCTGGTCAACCAAGAAATCGTTTACCGGGTTGCCCTCGTCGTCGATCACGCCAGCCTCAAGCAAAGCTGCGTCCATGTCTTCTTCGGTCAGGGTTTTGAGATATAGGTCGGTCATGCGGTGAGTGCCTGCAACGTGGCGTTTGGAAGCCGCGTGTTGTAGTACGCAATTTGGCGGATGTGGCCGTTTGTCGGGTAGTCTCCGGCAGCGTAGATAGCGCCAATCAAAAGGCGGTCAACCGTTGGAACCGTACATGAGGTGTCAGTTGTTTGCGCGGTGCCGTTCTGCGCCAAATTGGTGTTGTTGGTAGCGTATGCCGCGGCAGCCTTAACCGGCTGACTACCAAGCGCGACTGTAAACGCGGCCTGCATGGTATTGTTGTCACGCATTTCGAAAAATAAGCCGCCGGCACCCGGGTTCGAATATATGGCCATGTTTTCGATGGCCGATCCGATAGATAGCGCGGCCATACCGCCACTAATATTGGGCTTTAAAGACGCCTCAACCAACAAAGTCCCTTCGCTCTGGTTATACCAGCTAGAGAAGTTCGTGCCTGTCATGGTCGCAACGTCTGCGCTGCGCGTTACTTGGCTGGCAACTGTGGGGATGTAGCTGGTGGCAAATGCTCCGAGTTCAATCTGCGGCCCCCAAACAAAAAATGTGCTGCCGTTTCCAAGATAGACATTCCCTAATGTACTGCTTGGCGCAGGCGCAGTTGCTACATCACTGCCAGCGAATACTATGTTGGTATTGCTTGCAGTATTGGCCCACGTAATCGTTACGCGCCACCAACCGTTGCCCGCATTTGTAGAGCTAGATGAAGTAACCTGCGCGTTCGCGGCCAAGGAACCCGTTTGAGTGTCTAGCGTTACCCAAGCCCAAGTCCCTCCGGCAGCAGCTTCGGCACGGAAAGAAACGTAACGGCGAGTTCCGCCCTTGATATACGCGCTTGCGGTGTAGGTGTTGGTTAAAAGCGAAATACTAGTGCCATAAACCGCGTGCGCCGCATTCGTGCTGGCCTCTGTAATCAACGCAGCGGTTATTGTGCCGTCAGGTGCAACAGCATTATTTGTCGTTGCGGTTGCTGCGCTTACGACCCAGTTTGTCCCGCCGACCGTGCTTGAATACGTAAGCACATTCGTCCGCTGCTCTTCGATCAGCAAGCCCTTTGCCGCAAGCGTTACAGGGTCGTAATCAAAGCGCGGGCCGTAATATGCCGCTGTGGTTGTGGCGACGTAGGTGGACGGGGTGGTCTGGTAGGTTACTGGTTCGAGTTGTGCGCCCCATGCGTAGATGGTAGCGCCAGAAGGCCAAGTGCCAACGGTTGTAGAGCCAATAATAGCATTAACGGAATTTCCGACAGCGCAAGATAGTGGTAGCGCAAATCGTTGCCATTGCGTTGTCACGGTAATCGCCGTGCTAGTGGGGTTAGGTATAACTCCAGAGCCGTTGGCCGAAATATTCAGAGATACATTTGAGCCGGTGTTAGAGCGAAGCCATACGCTGTATATGTAGCTTGTTGCAACCGCGATATGCGCTTGATAAATAATTGCCGATGTTGATGATGGGGTTAGCAAGTCCGCCGTCGTAGTGCCATCCGGAGCCGTTGCCGCGTTTGCCGTAACCGAAATGTTACTTGGTACCCACGCAGCGTTCTCAAACTGCTCACTGAACGTAAGTAAATTCGCCGGAGCGTAAGTGATCTTGCCTGTGGCATCCACCCGTGTCGCGTTGCTGCCGCGTGAGAAGGTAATGCGGGGGTCTAATCCGCCAGAAATAAAATCAAGCAGAACTAATGGGCCGCTCGCAATACTGGCGCGAAGACGAGTCCGCAGGCGGTTCATTTACCAGCCCTCGCCGCAAGTCACATTTACAAAGCCAGTACCAACTTGCAAGACAACCGCGATGTGCGTAGCAGTGCCGTCAACAGTCTCGGTAAAATTCTCAACGCTGTTAGGCGCGACCGGAAAGCCAACGCTTGCAGTATCCGCAGCGGGAAGCGCCGCCGTTACCGACGAATTACCTAACACGACCCACGCGATAGACGTAGAGCTGTTGTAAATACGAATGTTCGTCGTGTTGGCGGGGAGAGCTACGCGCTTGCTCGTTGTTGACGAGTCAATCCGAACTGACTGAATGGGGAAAAAAACTTTCGACATATTCTATTTCCTTAGCATTACGGCTACGCAACAGGTCTATACAGCATCCTCATAAAAAACGCTACTGAGGTTATTTACTTTTTTGGCGCATATGCGCCGCGTTCACTTAAGTACACAATGGCCCGGTAAAGAATCTCCGTACTTTCTCTTGCGTGGCCTAGCATCATGTTACACATCGAACAGAGTATGCCGCGCACATCACCTGTATCATGGTTATGGTCAACGACAACTGGTCTTTTTTGCTTATACTCTATTGTCTCAGATATTTCTACCTCACAAATTGCGCAAGCGAAATTCTGATTGGCGATGATAGTATGATATTCATCAAGGCTCATTCCATATCGCTGTTTGAGATTACTGGCGCGGTGGTAGTTTGGGCGGGCGGCTCTCTGACGGCGCTGCGCTTCGCGTAGGCAAACCTTGCAGGCGGGTCGATAGGGATAGAAGTCGTCAGTCGGCTTCTCTTCGCCACATTTCGTACAAGTTTTTGTTTCCACGGATACGCTCCCTGTTACGGGCCTATAACCTATACTTTACAGAAAAGCAAAAAAGTAGGGTGGCGGCGTTCTAGACGAAGGAGCCACATCGTCTCGTCGCTATTACCGGCCTAGCCGCGCACACCCTCAGTCGCCCGGCAGGGAGAGGGAGAGGAGAAACCTGCCGGGCAAAAGAAATATATCACATCATTCGCTTATGTCAAACAACACCCTTGATGTTTCGCTTTAAGGCCCCCGTCTTGTTGGCCATCGAGTATCCGTGCATGATCGTCGATATATCGGTGGCGAGGCACAGGCAAAGCGCATCCGCCTTGTCGGGTGACGGAAGCCCGCGCTTCTTCATGCTTTCCTTACTCTCCACCTGCATCTTACCCGACGACGTAAAGGTGTAGCGCGGTGACGCCAACTCGGCGAACAACTGCTCATCCTTCGGTATCTTTACGTCACGGTTCGCCAGCCAGCCTTTGCACTTGAACCACAATTCGGCGCGTAGGTTGGCGTAAGTCCCTTTCATCGCGGGGCTTTCTGCCACATTGATCCCACGCGCTGGCAGACCCAGTTCGCGCAGACGGTCAAGGACACCGGCCCCCAACCCGATGCTATCGACCAATATCTCGACTGGCTGCTCGGAAGGTACGAGCGCCTCGAACTCGGCTACGACTGCGCCGGTTAGCTGCATCAGGTCCAGACCTTTCCAAGTCTGTATCTCCTCGACAACTGGGCCGCGCCGCTTGGCCAACGCGGAAGCGTCCGACCCCATACGCGCAACGTCCAACCCCCACACACTCTTCGTCTGCTTGGCGATCTTGATCTCGCGGTTCATGGCGCTGTCAATCAACTCGACAGGGATAACCGTATCTTCTTCACGCGGCGGGAAGTTACCAAGGACACGCACATGGTACGCCGGGCTGTCTTCCCCGTATCGCAACTGCATCTCCCGAACGAACGCATCGGATACACGCGGACTATCAAGACAGCTAACGTGGAAGGTTTTCCATTCACCCTTCAGTCGGTTGTGCGTGTCGTAGAACAACCCGCTGTTTCGCGTAGGGTTTCCAAGAAGAAGCGTCGTCGCGTTGTGGCCCGACATAGAACCGGACGCAGCTTCGTACACACTCTCCGGGATACCGGACGCTTCGTCGGCGACGAGCAGCACGTTGTCGGCGTGGATACCCTGCAACGCTTCCGGCGTTTCAGCGCGGCTCGTTCTGGCGGAGATAAACGCTTCACTAGCTGCGGCCTTCAACTCAATACGGTCGGCCTTCACCTCGATCAGAACCTTCAGCACTTCGGGCAGTTCGTTCACCCATCGCTTCAGTTCCGCGAACATCGCATCGAACAACTGTGCGGATGTCGGCGCGGTCACGACAACCTTCACCGGATACCGCGTCAGGAAGTAATGCAGCATGGCCCAGCTTGCGGCTGTAGACTTACCGACACCGTGGCCTGAGCGGACGGAGATACGACGCTCCCCCGAACTAATCGCCTTCAGAAACTCGATTTGCCACGGGTCCGGTTTAGTCCGCAGAATATCGCGCACGAACCCGACGGGATCATCGCGGTACTTCTTCAGGAACTCCAAAAAGAAGTTTGGTTCAGATTTCGTCATTCTTATCTCCCCGGATTACACGTGCGATTGTTTGGTGACTTACCGTGATACCATGACGCTTTGCTACGATAATAGCAATATCGCGGTAGCTATGACCTTTAACGCGTGCGGCTTTCATTGTAATTAGCGCATCCTGCGCGTTTGGCTCTGGGTGCAGCTTGGCCTTGCGGCCTGTGCCTGACTTCTTAAATCCAAACGGCACTTTGCCACCGACGTATCCGCCTTGTGACTTCTTGGCCCTCTTACCGGCGGTGACACGTTCTCTGATGCGGCGGCGCTCCTCGCCAGAAAAGACGGCCATGATCTCTAACATGAAGCGTCCGTTCGGGTTGGCCTTGTCCATAACATTGCCGTATCCGTTGATG